ATACTATATTTAAAGATAACATCACACGTTAAATAATTTATGTCTGTAGCCTGTTGATTATATTGTAAACCACCTAAAGATACTGGAAATACGTCTTTAAATCTTACCTCTAACACAGGATTGTTCTTGTTTGTAAGTACCAATAGGGTTGCGTCGGATAATGCGGCCCCTTGTGATGGAGCAGGGTATCTTATCTTTCCTAACTCATTACTTACACTTCCTTTACTTGTTGGAAATCTATCTTTTCCTGCTTCTAATAATGTATTATAATCTGAATAACCATCAGGAAATCCTAAACCTACTAACCAACCGTGTATTTCTTGGAAATTTTCTAAGTTTTCATCTACTATAAAAGTCATTTGTAAGTCAGCATATTTAAGTTTTTCGCCAGGATGTGGTATGTCTTTTAATGGTGTTTGTTGTTCTACGTAGTTTATAGAAATGCCCGGTATATTAACGGCCGTGCAAAAGTATTCTACTTTGGGTAATTTGATGATATTAAATTTAAACTGTGTAGGACTTGCATAATCTAGCTTTGTCGGTTGCCTACTTAATGCGTTTGTAATGGTCATACTAATATTTAGTCAAAAAAAAAGGGCCGGTTTTTTAGACCGACCCTTTTAATTGTGTTACAGTAGTAACAAGTAAATTACATTAAGTTAGTTACTTGTACTCGTCTGTAGTATCTGTTTGCGTTAGCAGAACCAGCACCATTGATAACCGCAGTTGCAGTTGAAGCACCAGCTTCAGCAAATGGGTTAGCTTGGATTCCGTATCTTGTTTTGAATCCAATTTTTGGTTGGAAGCTATCTTGACCAACAGCTCTCACCATTTGTAGTGGAACGTATGGACAGTAGAATATTCCGGCATCATACTGTGATGTACCTTTGTATCCTACTACAAAGAATTGCTTAGCTGTGTTTGTGTTTGCAGAATATGGATCGATATAAACTTTATATCTTCCGTTTAATATTCCAGCAAAAGTGTTACCAGTGTCATCTACATTAAGATTGTTGTTTAATGCAGGTGTATAGTCTAACACGCCAGCCATTTGTAAAGCAGAAGCAACATCTGAAGAAGTGATCAGAATGTTACCTTTTCCTCTACGTGTTCTTTGTGCGATTGTGTTTGCTTCTCTTTCTACTTGGAACATTAGGCCTTTAAATCTTTCAACAGACCATCTTCCGTTTGAGTCTGTATCTAAATCAAAGATACCTGCGTTTGTTGTTCCAGCAGCAGCGCCGATTTCAGCATTGATGTAAATAGTTCTTACAACTTCTCTATTGATTTCCGCAAGGATTTCAGCAGATAAAATGTTTGCAAGTTCTGTTTCAGCATCTAAACCGTGAATTGCTTTTAGATCCTGAGCAAGTTCCATTGTGTATTCAGCTTTAAGAGCTCTTGATTTAGCAGTTACAGTCGATTTCTCGATTGAAAATGCCATTTCAGCAAAGCTATTAGCAGATGAGTCACCTAGTGCTTCAGCAGCAGCAGTTGACATACCTGTTCCAGTTGTATAAGTGCCAGCAGGGCTGTCATTTAACAATGCAGGATTTGTTCCTGAATCAGCAGTTGATGAAAAACCACCAGTTGCAGAACCAGCTTTGTTTCTTCCAGAGTAATCTGTATCAGCAGCATCAAATAATGCTTCTGAGCTAGAACCTTGTGAAGTGTATTTTGCTCTCATAGCGAAGATTAGTCCTGTTGGACCAGTCATTGGCTGTACGCCAGCTATGTCGTATGCGATAAGATTTGGCATCGCTCTTCTTACTAAAGAAATTAGGATTGGATCCCAATTTTGTACGTAAGATGCGTCAGTGCTATTCGTTGGAGCAGCTTCTGACATAAATGCTCTATCTTCTCTTAGTGCTCTCTCTTGGTTTTCCAAGATAACAGCGGTAACCGCTTTCTTGTAACTATCCGTTACTTTTGGGAGTTCTGGATGTTCAAGAACCGGCTGCCATTTTTTAACTAGTTGTTCAGATAAGTACATATCTTTTTTATTCTCCCTTTATTTTTTTGAACCTAATTTAATTAGGTCTTTTGTTTTAGTGATAGCGGCCGTATAAGCAGTCATAGCGTTTGACAAATCAACTTGCGTTGTTTCGCCTTCGGCAACGTTATCTATTTCATTTTTAGATGAAATTTCTTTTGATGTATTAAAATAAGACTCTTTAATAGTCGTTACTTTATTCTTAAACTCATCAGCATTAGAGTATTCAATTTCTTCTGCTAATTTTTTAAATTTTTCTTTGTTAGTATCTGTTAAGTCAGACGATACACCATCAATGATGTCTTGTCTTGTTAATTTACCAATTTCAGAATTTAATTTAACGTTAGCTTCGATTTGCTCGTTCAATTTCTTGTTAAGCTCTTCGATTTTAGAAGCTTGATCTTCTAACACGTCATATTTTTCGTCCGGAACATTAATGTAATGATCTTCAAATAATTTTTTAAGACCACTAATAAAGTCCTCAGCGATTTCGCCTTTGATACCTCTTTCAATAGCAATCTCGTTTTGTTTCATCCATTCTTCTACTACGTAGTTTAGATATGAATCAACTTTTTCAACAAGTTCTGCTTTTGCAGTATCAACTTCTTCTTTAAGTTTTTTCTTGTAACCATCTTCGATTTTTTGTTTTTCTACTTTCAATTTTGATTTGATAGCAGCTTCGAATATAGTTGCAGCTTTTGCCTTAAATTCTTCTGTTAATTTTTCATCTCCGATTAATGCTTTAACATCATCAGAAACGTCAATTACTTCTTCTTTTTCAGCATCTTCCACTTTTAATGTTTGGCCTGGATGATCAACTTTAGTAACACCAGCTTCTGTGTCTGGTTTTTTACTAGCATCTACATCTGCGGCTTTTGCATTTTGAGCGTCAGAAACTTTTTTATTATTTTTTGAAGCGTCTGGATTGCTGTCTGTTGATTTAACAACGGCTGCGCCTAGGTCTTGAGCTTCGTTTGAAAGCTTTGTAGGTTCAGCTGCTACAGCATTCTTTTTAGGAGCGTCTGCTTGTTCAGCAACCACTTCTTGTTTTGCTTCAGTTATATTTTCTGTAGCCATTTGAGAAATCTCCTTTTTTATTTTAATCGATTAAAATATCTCTCTTTTATAGTGATATTTATAATAAATTGATTTTCTATTAAAGTTTACTTAAAAAATCCTTGAATATACTTGCCTTTTTTTCAGCTAATTCAATTCTTTTTGTCTTAATTAACTCTCGTTTCCAAGCTTCTACGTCTTGTTCCACAAGAATACCATTATTCCATACCCACTCTTTTGTTTCCATAATGCCTTCTACGAAAGCATCTGGAGCAGATGGATCTGCCACAATGTCAGCGGCCGTTGCAAGGTAAAAATCTTCACCTACTGTATTTTGGCCATTTCTTTGTACTAAGGAACCCATACCTCGTGATGACACACCTAACTTAGCGCCTTCATCTATAAGACTTTTTACAATCTTACCGTATGGAGTATCCATAATTTTTGCTTCTCCAATAAAATTTTTGCCTTCAGGATATAACTTTTTAATCATATGTGATACTCTTTCTAAGTTCACAGTTGGTCCTTCTGGATGACCTAGTTCTCCGAATGCTCTATTTTTATTGATAAATTCTGCGTTGTATCGTTTTACTTCTTTCATTAAAACGTTACTTGGGTAAACTCTACCGTTACGATTTTTGATGTCTGCTTGTAGAAAAACTCCTTTTATAGAATAGTTTTTCTTTCCTTCGTTTTCTTCAACGATATATTGAGCGTCGTTTATTTCTTCTCTTATAAGTTTCATATTCCCTCTTTTACTATTTATAATTATCTAAATTCTATTACTAAAGAATAGTTATCTCCGTTAGCAAAATTTTTAGTACTTAATAATACATCACCTGTAGGCGTTGTAGCATTATTTGTTATCTCATCTCCAGCATCTCTTAAATCAAAAAAACCTTGGCCACTTAAAAACAATGCAGTTGCATTTGTAGCACCGGCCCATTTAAGTTCAACAGCTGATTTTGGATTAGCAGTGTTTACTGAAAACCATACTTTAGCAATTTTTCTATTACCATCTTCAGTCATAAAAGTAGTTTCTGAAGCATCAACTTTTATAACATCTGTTTCTCCAGTACCATCAGATATGTTTGTTAATTTAACAACAAATTTTACACCTGATGTGTCTGTTAAAGTTTGTGTTGTAACTATGTCTGCCATTAATTTGTAAATCCTTTTTCTTTATGACACTCTATAACAATATTATAACTTGTTATATTAGCATCACTTGTTAAATATATTATATCAGCCGTTGTTGAAGTTGCTTTCTTTTTAGGTTCACCAGGTTTTAAACC